AATTCATTTGTATTTTCAAGTACTACAACTAGTGGAAGTTTAACAGATGATGGAGAAGGAAATATCTTGTATCAAGGAGATATAGTTGGAAATATATTTTATCCTCATGGTCTTATCATATTAACTGGTAATAACTCAAGTTCATTTGGATCTGGTTCTGTATATGGTAGTGCAATTTATGGAACATCCGTTTACGGAGCCTCTACCTCATTCATTGATGAATTAGAAGCATTTATTACTTCTTCAAATGTAACTTGTTCTTTCTCTAGCTCATATACCATTTATGAATCTCAATATAAATGTACTATTAGAGAAAATGAATTTAATTTTACATTAAATCCAAGTGCCATCTCAGGAAGTACTGAAGGTACAGTTTATGGATTTGTAACTGAATCTTATTTCTCACCATATATTACTACAGTAGGTTTATATGATGAAGATCAAAACTTATTAGCTGTAGGAAAATTATCTCAACCGGTACCAACCTCACCAACAACAGATACAACAATATTGATAAACATAGATAGATAATGTGGTTATACGAAAATAAAGTTATAGAAAAGATAGAAGATTTCCCTGAAAATACATTTGGTTTTATTTACAAAATTACTAACAACGAAACTGGAAAGTTTTATATTGGTAAAAAACAACTTATATCTCAAACAAATATTAAACTAGGTAAAAAAGAATTAGCAGCCTTACCAACCCAGCGAGGCAAAAAACCTACTAAAAAATTAGTTACTAAAGAATCTAATTGGAAAGAATATTGGGGTAGTAATAAGTTCTTATTAGAAGATATAAAAAATTTAGGTTTAGATAAATTCCAACGAGAAATATTAGTTATATGTCCTAATAAAAAACTTTTAACATATTGGGAACTAGCACTACAGTGTAAGCATGATGTGTTGCAAGTAAATTGCTATAATGATAACTTGTTAGGTAAGTTTTATAGAAAGGATTTTGAGGTCTAAAGTTAGGCCTTTCAAAATACGCTTGTTATATTAAAATCATGGTTGATAATGCTTTAGTGTATTTAATGGATTCTGTCTTAGGTAAAGGTAAACCTACATCTAAAGGTAATAGATCCTACCATTGTCCTGAATGTAAACACCATAAACTTAAATTAGAAATTAATTTAGAGGAACATTCACCTCATTTCCAGTCTTATCAATGTTGGGTTTGTGGATTCAAAGGTAAAAAATTAACTACATTATTTAAGAAAATTGGAGCAGACTCAGATAAAGTAAATGAGTTAAGATTATTAGTTAAATCTACTTCTAAAGAAACTAAAATAACAGTTGAAACTAAAAAGGCAATCCTACCAGATGAATTTATTTCATTAATAAATCCTCCAACTAGTATCATATCTAAACACGCCTTACATTATTTAAAAAATAGAAATATCACTAGAGAAGATATTATTAAATATAATATAGGATATTGTGAGTTTGGTAGGTACGCTAATATGATTATAATTCCTTCTTATAATAGTGAAGGAAATCTCAATTATTTCACCGCAAGAAACTTCAATAAAAACACCTCAGTCAAGTATCGCAATCCTGATGTAACTCGTGATATCATTGGTTTAGAGCTTTTTATTAATTGGAATACGCCAATTACTTTATGTGAAGGTATGTTTGATGCTATTGCTATCAAACGTAATGTTATTCCATTACTAGGTAAAACTTTACAACCTAGTTTAATGAAAAAACTCATTAACTCTTCAGTTAATAAAATATATATTGCTTTAGATAAAGATGCTATAAAGCAAGCCTTAAATTTTTGTGAACAGCTAATGAATGAGGGTAAAGAAGTTTACTTAGTAGATCTAAACGAAAAAGATCCTAGTGATATGGGATTTGAAAAATTTACTAACCTTATTCAGAATACTCAACCTTTAACTTTCTCAAACTTACTTGAGAAAAAACTCCAAATAATATGATAGAAAAAGGTCACTCGATACATAAAAAAAGTATCAAACGTCTACTTGAAGTAGATCATGAAAGTAAACAAGTTAATTTTTTAGATAATAGATTTTACAATCGAAACGGAGAATATTACCCTTCAGTTACTAGTATTTTACAATACTTTCCTAAAGGTAAATTTTTTGAAAATTGGCTCAAAGATGTAGGACATAACGCTGATGTTATAGCTAAAAAATCTGCTGATGAAGGTACTCAAACTCACAGTTTAATTGAAAGATATTTAACTGGTGAGCAACTTAATTGGTTAGATGAAAAAGGTAACGCTAATTGTTCATTAAACGTCTGGCAAATGTTACTTAAATTTGTTGAGTTTTGGGAAACTGAAAAACCTGAATTAATTGAAAGTGAGATCCACTTATTCTCAGATACTCATAAGATAGCAGGTACTTGTGACTTAGTTGTTAGAATGAGAGATGAATTATGGATTTTAGATATTAAAACCTCAAACAGTGTTCATACAAGTTATGATTTACAATTAGCTGCTTATACAACATGTTGGAATGAAACATTTGAAGAAAAAATAACACGTAATGGTATTATTTGGTTAAAATCATCTAAACAAAAAGCAGATTCTAAAGGTAATAAGATTCAAGGCAAAGGGTGGGAAATAGTGACATCATCACGCACTATTGAAGAAAATTGGAACTTGTTTACTAAAGTATACGACCTATTCAAATTAGAAAACCCAGATGCTGAACCTATGTTTAACAAGTTTCCAATGTCTGTTAAACTAAAGTCTTAAATTTTCATCATTCTTTAATATTTATAAGGGACTTGGCTTACCCAAGTTCCCTTCATATATTTAAGATATGGTAAAACTTATAGACCTATTATTAGAAGCAACTCAAAAACCTAAAGCCATCATAATGGCTGGAGGAGCTTCAGTAGGTAAATCAACAGTACTAAATCAAATTCAATCTTCATTAAAAGGATTTGAAAATTTAAATGCTGACAAATATGTAGAAGATAAGGACTCACCAATGTATGGTAACTTATCAGCTGCTTCTTCTCAAATCAGAAAAAAAGACTTACCTAGTGCTATCAATAATAAGAAAAATCTTATTTATGATACCACAGCATCTAACTTAAGTACATTACAGCCTATATTAGATGAATTAAAAGACGCAGGGTATGATGTAATGATGATCATGGTATACGCTCATCCAATTGTTTCATTCTTAAGAAACTATAAACGTGAACGTAAAGTCCCAGCAGTTGGTGTTTTAGGTACTTGGGCTAATGTTTATAATTTAATTGGAGAATATAAAAAAATATTTGGAAATAACTTTATATTAGTTAGTTCACCTGCTTCCACACCTGAAGAATTTAAGGAAATTGAAAATTTCCAAAACGCATATGATAATGGAAAGTTAAAAGAATACTTTGACAATTTATTATCCACAGGCGAATTTAAATCTACATTTAAAAAATCTGATGTAGGTTTATCTCCTGAAGAATTAGCTAAAAGAGAAAAACAAAGGGAAGCTACTCGTAAAACTTTAGAAAAAAATATTGATAAAATAGCTGACACTTACGATCAAATTCAAACCCAATTAGAACCAACCAATATTAAAGAATTACCTAATAAGGTTAACTCATTTATTAGATGAACTCATTAGTCAAAGAACTTATACAACCCTTATTAGAAGCCACAACTCAAACAGTAGCTTTATATCCAGGTAAATTCAAACCACCTCATAGGGGACATTTTGCTGTAGTCCAACAATTATTAGATAAAGCTGATAAAGTAATTATAGTTATCTCACCTATCACAGTAGATGGTATAACAGCTCAACAAAGTGAAGCAGTTTGGAATTTATACAAAACTCTACTTGGCGATAAAATAGATATTAAAGTAGTAGATAAATCTCCAGTTAAATATGTTTTAGATACTGTAAAAGAAAATCCTGAGGATAATTTTATGGTGGCTTATGGTAAAGGAGAAGAAGAAAGATATAAATCACTTGTTGGTAAACCTAATGTTCAAATAATTGATGGTGGTACTATAAGTGATAAAGAAGGCAACTTAAACGCTACTGACTTTAGAAATGCTCTCCAAACAAACCAAGATATTTCTAGATTCTTACCAGATGGAATAGATTATCAAGATTTTCTTAAAGCAGTAACAAGTGGAACTCTTGAAGAAAATTGTGGTTGTCAACACTCTCAACCTACAGATTTTAAAAATGCATTAGCATTGTTAACTAAATATATGCTTGATCAAGGTATGAATATTACACCTTTACCTAAATTAAGAATAATAAACAATGATGTAAAAAACGCTAAAAATATTTTAGGTAGAACTGCGTATTATGATCCTAATGATTGTTCAATAACTTTATATACTTTAAATCGCCATCCAAAAGATGTATTACGTTCATATACTCATGAAATGATTCATCGTATTCAAGATAATGAAGGTAGATTAGGAAATGTAAATACTACTAACACTAATGAGGATGGTGATTTAGATCAATTGGAACGTGAAGCATATGAACATGGAAATATGACTTTTAGAAACTGGGAAGACTCAATTAAAAATGTATAAACTTACAGACTTATATAAACAACTTAAAGAAGAAGAACAAGCAACTCAAGTATCACAATATAAAATATTTTGTGATATGGATGGTGTGTTATGTGACTTTGATAGACGTTTTGAACAATTTGGAGGTATGAAACCTAAAGAATATGAATCTAGGTTTGGTACTAAAAAGTTTTGGGAAATTATAGATAAAGTAGGAGCCCAATATTGGGCTAAAATGCCTTGGATGCCAGATGGTAAAGAATTATGGAACTATATTAGTAAATATAAACCAGCTTTACTCTCAGCACCATCTATGGATCCCTCATCTCGTTATGGAAAACATTTATGGGTGAATGAAAATCTACCAGGAACTAAACTAATTTTAGCGAGACGAGAAAAGAAAAGAAATTATTCTGGTAAGAATAAAATACTTATTGACGACCGCCCTGATAACATTGAAGAATGGGTTTATGAGGGCGGTATTGGTATTTTACATACATCAGCTCAACAAACAATTAAAGATTTACAAGAACTAGGACTATGAGTAAATTTAAATATAAATTAGTAGAACAAGATGAACCTCAAGGAGGTGGAGAAGAAAGTGGATTAAAAGGTATTAAGGTAGAACAAGAATTAACCTTAACTACTATGAATGATCTAACTTCTGAAAAAGTTCTTGCTATTTTAAAAGATCCTAAGTATCTTGGAGGTGTTTACACAGCTAAATCTAAAGAGTTATTAGATTTTGAGAAAAAGGTATTTGGTGATAAACCAACTAATCCTACTCAAGCTAAAAACAATAAAAAGATTTATGATGAAAATGGCGTTAAATTATATAAAGAAATAGAAACTGCTACTGGTAAAACATTTGAAAGAGGTAAGGATAAATTTGTCTCTAAAAAAGATAATGACGGAAAAGAAATGTTTGTTTTTCCTATCAAATCTCCTAAAAACTTGTCTTTAGTACAAGACTATTTAAAAGAAAAAACTAAAACTCAAATTAAACCTAAAGTAGTTGATGCTAACACTTTAAAATTCCCATCATCAGATAAATCAGATTTAGAAAAGATTTTGAAAAATGCTGAAGATGCTAAAGTTATATCAAGTAAAGATTATACATTAGAAAAAACTGATAAACTTGATGAAAATACAATTCGTCAAGCTATTAAAGAACAATTCTCTAAAATATTCAATAAATAACAGTTATGTTAAAAAAAGATTTTAAATCAGCTGATGTTCAACGTTTACGTAATCTGGTAACAGGTAAACAAAGTGAAAGATCTACTGCTGGTGTAGGTTATAGTAAAAAACAAGAAACTCATGATGAAGGAGATGTGTGGGAAGAAAATGGTCGTACATGGACTATTAAGAACGGAATAAAACAAAACATTACTAAATTAGACAAAGCTAAAAAAGAGGTAACTCTCCCATTATTTTGTCCTTGTTGTGATCAATTGATGAAGAATAAAAATGATAAGTTATTCTATATCCAATATAAAAGATGCTTTAATTGTCAGGTAGATTTCGAAACTGATATCCGTAAACGTGGTTTATGGGAAGAATATGAGAAAAATATCATTAATTCAGATATTGATAGTCTAATTCAAGATTATAATGTTTGGATTGATGAAATTGTAAATAATTCAAATGAGTCATTCATTACTGAAAATGGTGATGTAGAGCGTTGGGTTGGTTCTAGTAAGAAGAAGTTGTTGGAAAGTAAGGAAGAAACAATTAAATATTTACAAAGTTTGAAAAAATAACTATGACACTCACTAGTTCAACTTTAACTATTTTAATCGCTTTAATAACAGCCATAATTGGTCCTATTGTAGTAGAATGGGCTAAAACTAGATTTTTCAATAGAAAATCTAAAGTAGATGTTTTAGGAGAATCTATCACAACTGATGAAAAAGTAGATCAACAGTTAGAAATTTTATTAGAAGAATTAAAATGTGATAGAATATGTGTTGCTCAATTCCATAATGGAGGACATTTTTACCCAACAGGTAAATCTATTAAAAAGTTTAGTATATTTTATGAACGAGTGACTGAAAAAGCATCCTCAATAAAAGAAACATTCCAGAACATTCCAGTATCTTTATTCCCTAAAGTATTCTCTATTTTATACAAAAATGGAGAAATAGCAATTCCTGAGTGTAAAAACAATACTATTGACTGTGGTTTATTTCCAGTACTAGGAAAAAATTACAAAACTAAATCATTTTATATTATAGCTATATCAGATTTAAATGATGATTTTATAGGTACTTTAGCTATATCGTATTATGGTAAAGAACATAAGTTAACAACAGATGATTGGATTTTAATTAGACAAAAAATAGGTGCCATAGGTACTATACTTACTGACTATCTACATAACAAAAGGTAAAATTTAAGAAAAATTTAATATTTATAACAAAATATTGTGCTAAAAATGAATAATCAATTCACCCATATGCAAAAGTTGGCTTTTGGTAAGCCTCTTACAACTACAGAATCAATTCATGAGTCTACTCTTAAAGAAAAAATTAAAGAGTTAGTCCATGCTTCTTTAGATGAAGCTAAGAAAAAGAAAAAAGAACCAGAAGATGTAGCTCCTCAAGAAGACGTAGACATTGATCTTAATATGGAAGAACCACCTGCTGAACCTACTACTGAACCTACAGATACTATGACTCCAACTGATGGAGGCATGGATATTGACCCAACTGTTAAATCAATTCAAGATTCATTACAAAAAGCTTATGCCTCTGCTAAGCAGTTAGGTGATGAAAAATTAATGAATCAGATTGGTAATACTATCACTATGCTTGTTAGAACACAAGTATTAGGTGGTCAGGCTTCTGAATAATGGCTAGTCCTAGACAAATAGAACTTTTCAATAAGTTTTATTCTCAATATAAGAATAAGGCTGATGATTTTATTAATAAATATGGAGCTGAAGCTCCTAAAGTAATGTATGGGCGAGCTATGAAATTAGCTAAAAATACTATGGATAAAGAAAACAAACAGCGAATTAAAGAAATGGTTAAAACAGCACTTAAAGGTCCTGTTGAAGAAGAAATTAATTCAGCTGAGTTTATTCAAACACGCAACCCAGTAGATGCTGAGAAAAATCCAATTGATGTAGTTAAAATGGATGTTCCATTATTAATTCGTATGATGGAATATGCTAAAGAAGATGCCGAAACAGATATGGATTTACATGCTGCTGCTGAAAATATGATTGAATTATCTAAAGAAGATAGAATTCTTAATATGGATGATTACAATACCATAATATCCCCAGACGAAGAAAAACAACTTGATGAGTTAGTTAAAACAGTAATGTCTAAATTAAAAAAATAATGACTAAAGACGAATTAGCAGGCAAAATAAAAAGTTTAGTTAAACAGGTATATGCTCAAGTCAAGTCACCAAAAATTGACCTTGACAACCCACCTACTACTGTGTCTTTAGATACTACTAGATTTCCTGTACTTGCTAAATTTCCTACTCTTAAAGAAACCATTATTAAATTATTAACAGATCAGTATGATTTGTTTATTAAAGATATTGAATGGGTTGCTCCTCGTCCTACTACATTTCGTATTATTTTAGCAAATGATCAACCATTTTATTTAATATACACTGATAGATCATGGATTGCTAAAGTAGAAGGTAAAAAATATTATTTACTTAATTTAAGTGAAGAACAAAATTGTATAGAAGCAATAGCTAGAATATTAACATATGGAGCTAAACCTTCACCAGAAAAGAGTGAAACATCAATAGAAACTCCTGCACCTGAAGCCCCAGCTGAAGAAGCACCGACTGAAGAAACACCTACAACATAATGGACGTTTTAGATTTATTTTTTAAAAAATTTGCTTATAAATTTCCAAAAGGATATCCTGACATGAATAATGAACAGGATATCAATCTTTTAGCTGATTTATTAGAAGGGTTAGGTATAAATCTAAATGAAAATTCTATTATGAATAGTTCAGCTAAAGCAATAGAAAAAATAATTAATTCTCCTGAAGGAAAACAATATAATTTTAAATTACAATCTAAAAAAAATAGATTAGGTAATCTAGATAAAATATCTAAAGAAGATTTCTTAAACCTATTAAATCAAGTATTTCCTGGAGTTAAAGTAACAGTACATGCTCCTAATGAAGGTCCTAATGTAAAACCATTAGGTAGTTCTAAATATAATATGTATGAATTCACAACTGAAGATGGAGATGTCAGAATAATACTATCTGGAGGAGCTAACGAAGGAGAAAAATACGAACAAAACTTTATTGATAAATTAAAATCATCAGCTGGATTACCATTAGATGACATTGAAGATTCCAATATTAAAAAATTATACCAAACATTAAATATAAACCCAGAAAATTTAACTCAAGAAGATATTGATTTTACTGGTACAGCTGATACAAAACGATCTCTTAATGTTGATAAACCTGAAAATATAGGTCCTAAAATAGCTGATGTTACTATTAAAACAAAGGGTAAAGAATATTACATATCATTAAAAAATATAACAGGTCATGTTTTCTATAATGGAGGAAATGTTCCTTTTATAGTATTTGATGAAAATAAAAATGTAGTTTATGATCCGTCTAAATTTGATAGAAATGAAATTATAAAGAATATCTTTGAAATTTTTAATATAGATCCTGAAAAAGTAGCCAAAGGGCTAAATGAATATATTGCTGGTGAAGGAGAAATACCTAACAGTTATGAATCTACTAATATAAGTGAACCTAAAGTTCTCCAAAACTTATTAGCCTCAGGATTTGGTTATGGATACTATTATGTTAAAGAAATCAAAAATGGTAGTATAGATATTAAACCTTTATTAACAATAGATGATGCTTATAAAGCTATAGGAAATATATCCTCTGCTCAAATAAAATACCCAAATTCTAATACTAAAGCTTTAACAGTAAAATTACCTTTAAAAAGTGATTTATTTGGAGAAGTAAATTGCTATATAGAATTTAGAAATACTTCAGGATATGTTTTGCCATTAGCTCTTAAAATAAAAACAAGTAAGTAATATTTATAACCATGGAACAAGCTAGTCTCATAAAACGTTTAATACAAGAAGCACTTTCTACACCTCCTAAAAAAGAATCATGCAACTGCGGTTGCCATTCTTGTGAGAATGTAGGCAATCCAGGTCCTGTACTTAACGAAAGTCTTAACACTAAAGTTGTTATGACTGAGAATATGAAATACCATGTTGAGAATAAATTGCCTATCACTGAAAATATGTTTAGATATGGATCTGAAGCATTTTTAGACATGTGGGCTGAAGCACGTTACTTGTTTTCTCGTAATGCAATTCATGTAAATGATTTTGATAAAGAAATTTTACTTGAAACTAATTTAGGTGAATATGGAATGTATGAAGGACAAAAAGTACCTTTAGATTTACCTATGTTAGAAGAAGTAGACAAACCTATACTTCCATATAGTGATTTATTAGATCAAATTAAAGCAGACTCAGAATTAGCTAAAATGAATTCTGGGAAATTAATGGATCTTTATTTTGAACTAGAACAATCTATTTTTGATGGAAATCTTGATAACGTATCTCGTTTATTAAGAAATTATGGAGTATATAATAAATATATTTCAATTCTTCAAAAGAGACTTAATGAAGATGACAAAAAGAAAACACCTGCTTTAAATAAACCTAAACGTGGTGGTTCTAAGAAATTTTACGTATATGTACGTGACCCAAAATCAAAACGTATTAAAAAAGTAAGCTTTGGAATGGCTGGTGGAGGATTAAGAGCAAAACTTAACAATCCTAAAGCACGCCAAGCTTTCTCTAAACGTCATAACTGCCCTCAAAAGAAAGACAAAACTAAAGCATCATACTGGAGTTGTAGATTGCCCCGTATGGCTAAGCTACTAGGGTTCAAAACCACTTACACAGGGTATTGGTAAGGGAAGCTACACCCCCAATATTTATAATAAATTGGAGGGAATATGGCTTATGTTTATCTTATAACTAATGTCATCAACAATAAAAAATATATTGGATCTTCTAGAAAGACTCAAGTTGATGAAAACTATTATGGTAGTGGAAAAGCATTAAAAAATGCTTTAAAAAAACATGGTAAAGAAAATTTCACTAGA